GACAAGCTGATGAAGCAGGAATACGAAAAGCGTATTGGTCCCAGACGGGAGAAGTGGTTGGAGGAGTATTGCACACACGGCGATGCGACTTTAGCGGCAAAGAACGCAGGATATAAATATCACACGGACACCGATTTCAGGAAGGAGGGGAACCGTCTCAAGAAAGCATTGGAATCTGAGATTACCCAAGAAATGGAAGGCCGAATGGGTGATAAGGGTCCAAGGGCTTTAAGGGTGGTCGAGGAATTAATGCATGCATCGAATTCGGATACGGTCCGATTAGCGGCGGCAAAGGATCTTCTGGACCGATCTGGGTACAAACCCGTGGAGAGGATTGATGTCAGCACCGAACAAAGATCCGTTGAGGAAATAGAATCCAGGATTATTGGTTTAGTGGGCGTTGAAGCGGCACAAACGCTTCTTGGAAAAAACAAAAAGGAAGAAGATGAAGAAATTATTCCAGTGGTGGAAAAACCTGAAGAAGTTTCTCAAGCCATCAACTGATGGAACTTCAAAAGGTCGATGAGGCTCTTAGGCTTGCAGAGGAACTGCAAGAACGAAAGGAAGTCAACCGAATCGATTTCTATGATCCCTACCCCTACCAAGAAACATTCCATCAAGCACAGGATTTATTTGGAGGACGTGCAAAACAACGTCTCCTCATGGCGGCTAACAAAGTGGGGAAGACTTTCTCGGGTGCGGCCGAGTTGGCAATCCACCTTACGGGACGTTATCCGAAGTGGTGGACGGGTCATAAGTTCTATAGGCCGATCCGTGCTTGGGCGGCTGGGAACACGTCAGGCAACACAAGAGATATTGTCCAGGCTGAAATGCTGGGAGAGGCAGGAGATCCAGAGCAGTTTGGAAAAGGAGCGTTACCCAAAGATGTTATTGTCTCTACAGACCGTTCCCCAGGAATCCCAAACGCACTTAGTGCAGTGGTGGTCAAGCATATATCTGGGAAGAATTCTAAGCTTTTTTTCAAAAGTTATGAGCAGGGGAAAGAGCAGTGGATGGGTTCAGCAGTGGATTGTGTCTGGCTGGATGAGGAACCGCCACAACCAATATATTCTCAGGCTCTACGTGCTACCTTAAAAACCGCAGGATTGGTATGGATGACGTTTACACCAGAGTCGGGAATGACCAATACGGTTGCGGCATTCATGAACGATCTGAAGAAGTCTCAGAACCTCTATCATGCAACATGGGATGATGCACCGCATTTATCAGAAGATGCAAAAGAAGAAATCCTCTCTGCATTACCGCCTCATGAGAGAGATATGCGAAGCAAGGGAATCCCTGTCCTTGGTAGTGGCATGGTATTCCCAATCGATGAGGAATCAATTAAGGAAGAGGCTTTTGCCATTCCTGAACACTGGTCAAAGATCTGTGGGATCGATTTTGGATGGGATCATCCATTTGCGGCAGTTTGGATTGCCCATGATCGGGACACGGACACGATCCACGTCTACGACACGTATCGGGTATCTGCAACAACTCCAGTGGTCCATGCAGACGCAATTAAGGCGAGGGGTGAATGGATTCCAATCTCATGGCCGCATGATGGTATGCAACACGACAAGGGTTCTGGAGAACCTTTGGCAAAACAGTATCGCAGGCTTGGGTGCAATATGCTGGGGAATCATTTCACGAATCCTGACGGGGGTAACGCAGTGGAGCCAGGTATTCTCGACATCTTCATGCGGATGCAGTCTGGCAGATTTAAGGTCTTCAACCATCTATCCGACTGGTTTTCTGAGATGCGAATGTACCACCGAAAAGACGGAAAGATCGTCAAAGAACGAGATGACATTATGAGTGCCACCCGATATGCGGCAATGTCTGTCAGATATGCATCAACCTTGAAATTTGAACCAAGAGTGGATACGGCAGTAGGAACCGCCGACACTGATTACGTGTATTTTAACTGATGTCTACCTACGATTTTTTAGCATCCAAAGCCAAACGCATGAGAAAGCGTTTGAGCAGATCTGAAGGAACTTATAGACAGGCTTTTTCTGATTACACTTCTGCTTACAAATCTTACACAACAGAAGCAGGAGAACTTCAGGAAGCATTTAAATTTAGGGAAAAGTGGGGTGATGCGGTTAAGACTTATGTAACAGATAGAACAACGGACATTGACACCGAATACAAAGGCACAGACGGAGCCACGGGTAAGTTCGGTGCGGCAAAAACAGATTATCTTGGGAAATTGTCAGCCGCTCAAAGCACGTTTGGAATAGGATCTTCTGCGTTAGAAACCGAATATTATGGTGATCCTGATGATGACACTTCTACAGGTAAATTCGGACAGGCGTTATCGACTTACACAGGAGCCGTGGAAAAGGCTACGACTAAGGCCACAACAGATATGGGCAGTCTGAATGTTGACTATTACGGAGATCCTGATGATGAGGCATCAACAGGAAAGTTTGGTGCTTTAGAAACAGCATACCAAACCAAAATTTCTGATTTGCAGACAGGAGCCGTTGAATCATTAACCAAAGCTCACGGGAAATATTACGGAACGGCTGATGATCCTGAAACCAAAGATATTGATGAATCAACTCCTGGTCAATGGGGCGATGCCCAAACAACTTATGCAGAATCAGCAACAGGGAAATACCTGAGTGACATTTCAGAACGAATGGGTATTGGTGTTGATTTATCAAAGATCAGTGATGTTAAGGATCTTGAAAAAGCAGGAGCAACAATAAGAGATACATTCCGAACTACTAGATGGCGTTCTGGAAGTGGTTATGACAATCGAGCGTATGCTAAATGGAAAGAATTTACAGGATTTGGTGGTGACACTAAAAAAATCTTAAGCGGTGATGAATCTTATATCAAAGGTGCAGGATTGCGTGATCCTGGAGGTGAAGCGGCACAAGCCAGTGCGGCTAAAAGGATATTAGATCGAATTGGCTACAACACCAATTTTAGTGGAGATGACAAGCTTCTTTGGAGAAACAATCGTTTTGAAAGAGAAAAATATGGAACCCGTTGGGTTGCTTCTTCAATTCCAGGTATTTCAACACCTTCTTATGGAATTACAGGATATGAAGATTTAACTGATAGTATCATGGCTCATCTTGCCAGTAAGTCTGAAAGTTTATGGACTGACAAATCTCAAGGATTTTCTGTTCAAGAAATGGAAGATTTTATTGGGAAAACCACAGGGTCAAAGCAAGATCAGTGGGGGAATGTAGTTAAAAGCAGTGAAAAAGGAACACTTCATAAAGTTGAAGGCCCTGGAAAAGCAGAATCCTTTGATGCCTGGATTAAACGAGTAGGGTCTAAAGATTCAACAGGGGCAGAAATGTCAAAGCCACAAGCCATGAAAGCCTATCAAGATGCTTTATGGGGTAAAGGTCCTAATCCTGTTCAAATCAATCCTACTTATACTTACAAAAGATCTGCTGATAAAAAGAACTTTGATGTTATTGGAGAATCTGAGGATTGGAAAACCAGATCTTCTACCTGGAGTGACATTGACGAAAATTACGAAAAAGAAGAAGAAGAAATAAAAGGAAAACTGGAAACCGATATTGGTGCGGCAGGAACGAAATATACAACTGATTTTGGAGTGTTGCAGACCAATTATGGAACGGAGTCTACAAGGATTGAAAATGCTCTGAAAAAAATTGTAGGAGTTATGGATGACCCAAATACAGAAGAAGACGAAACTGTAATGGGATCTGCGGAAAAAGCTTATAAGGCATCTGTTTCAACGCTTAATACCGAATTTACGACAAAGCTTGGGAAATTAACTAAGGCTCTTGAAGGAGTGACAGGAACCGATACCGAAAAAGGAAGTGCGCTAACTGATTATGAAACCAAAGTTGGTACTTTGACAACTGAGTACGAAACAGCATTAAAGAATATTTACAAAGAATCAGGATATACGGCTCCTAAAGGAAAGTTTGAGACTGCCAAAGAAACTTATGAGCGTGAAGAAAAAGAATACCAATCGGCGTATGACACGCTATTTGGAACAGATACGGATGTTGGTGCAGAGAAGCGGTTTACGTCTGCCAAAACTTCATTTGACACATTAAGAGCAGATTACGCTTCACTTGCTGGTAGAGTAAAGAAATACGAAAGACTTGGATTAATAGGACAGCAAATAAAATCTAGGAAATTTAAAAGAGCAAAAATAGGAGCAGGATCTTACTTATGATCGATATTCAGCCTATTCGGGAAGAAAATAAGCTGAGTCAAGTGATTGATGCCATGAAAAAGGCAGATGACGGGGTGGACAGCCCGACTCATGCAATTTTTAAAGATAACAAAATAGTAGGTGCAATTTCATTTAACAATGTCTGTCTTCAGTTTTGGCTTAGTGAAGAATGCAACTCTAGAGATTCATTACTGGCAGGGATCTGCATGAATGCAATGGCACAGGATCGAGGAATTGAAAGTTACGTGATCCCATGCAGGAGGGATAGTCCTTATTATCGACTGATGGAAAATTTGGGATACCGCAAAATAGAAAACGTGGACTTATTTTACAAGGATTGACCATGTGTAAAATGGATTTAAAAGATGGGTTTAACCTATCCAAAAGCATAGGCACGAACATACAAGCCAATACAAATTGGATGAAAGATCGAATAGGCCCAAACGCATTGGATAAAGGCCAATGGGCTAAAGACCGTCTTGGAATTGGAGGTATGGAAGGAGGTCAAGCCTATCGAAGATTGATGGGTGGAGATGATGACCTTGCTAAAAAAGGCTGGGGCGGTGGAGGCTGGATGGATCGTGTTGGAATGACCGATTCTACTTTAATCAACCGAAACTGGTTTTCAGGAAACAAAGGAGAACTGGCACTTAAAGATCTTAAAAGCGGATTGAATGCTCCAGGAGAAGCCATTGCAGAAGCCTATGGCAAGGGAAACTGGATGAAACGTGCTGGTTTTGACACAGGATGGGATGCATCAGATTTTCACAAAAACTGGGGTGGAGGTGCGTGGCAGGATCGTTTAGGTCTTGGTTCAGGAGAACGGGTTACAGTAGACGATCTTCAGTCTGGTATTCATCAAATGGGTTTAAGTCAAAAAGCTTGGGCCACCAATTACGGAGGTGGTAACTGGCTTAAAAAGAAATTTGGAATGGGTCAGTTTGATAAAAAAGGTGGTGGTGGAGCAGATTCAAGTGATGAACCAACATCAACAACTCCTAATACAACAACAACATCTGATGATAATTCAGATGAGCAAATGAATCAGTTGACCAACGAAGATCCGCAGGAAGCGGCACGGTTGGCGGCTACTAGAGCTAGAAGAAGAAGGGCATTAAAAAACAAATTTGGTAAACGTCAAACAATAAGAACAAGTGGCAGAGGCGCAACAGGATATTAAGGTTTTAGAAGAGAAGCTGATTGAGCATCTGAAAGCAGAGTTCGGGGCCCTTCAGGATCAACGCCACAATTGGGAAACCATGTGGCAGGATATTGGGGAATTGACCATCCCTGCACGGGCTGATTTCAATACCCATCGGGCCAAAGGAGAGAACAGACGTTCCAGAATCTTTGATTCGACACCTGTTCGGGCCCTGACACGGTTTTCATCAGGGCTTCATAACATGATCGTTCCTTCAACGATTCCTTGGTTTATTATTTCAACCCAAAATAGGGAAGCTGCAAAGGATCGGGAAATATCTTTGTGGCTCGAACAAGCACAGTTATATATCCAAGATACGTTTAACCGACCTTCGACCAATTTCCATCCTGCAATCCATGAATACATGCAGGATCTTGGAGCCTTTGGCACAGGGGTCATGATGATCCTAGACAGGCCAGGAGAAGGTCCGTATTACCTCACAATTCCTTTATACGACTGCTACTTAGCAATTAACGATTTAGGCCGTGTAGACACCCTTTATCGCCTTTATGAGCATACTGCAAAAGAACTGTATGATGCCTACGGAGGAGAGAATCTTCCTGAATCGGTTCTGAAGTGTCTGGAAAACAATAGTCCGTTTAAGAAATTTGAGTGCATCAACGTCATTAAGCCCTCAAAACACGTCAATCTGAACTTCCCGTTTCAGATGCCCTACGTTTCTATTTTCTGGTTAAGATCGGAAAATAAGATCTTGAGCATCAGAGGATTCAACGAACAGCCTTTTATCTGTTCCAGATGGGATCGTAATTCTATGGAAACCTACGGACGTGGGCCTGGAATGGAAGCACTTTCAGATATAAAGATGCTTAATGAGATGGAAAAAACCTATCTCAAAGCACTTCAAAAAGCAGTTGATCCTCCACTAATGGTTCCCGATGACGGGTTTATATCACCGATCAGAACCACACCTGGAGGAATCAACTATTTCCGTGCAGGAATGACCAAGG